CAAAGATCGTCAGACCTTTTCCTTCACGAATCTCTGTGAACGTTTTCATGGGTATATTATACCATAGTTTTTAGCATTTGTACATGCTTATTTTAATTCTGATAGAGTGTTCAATTTATCTTGAGCTGTCGCTAATTTCTCCAATTCACCATCAATAGTGGTAATCATATCAGGATGTTCTGCAACACCTGCATGTGAACCTATCATAATTTTAATATTCATTCTATGAGTAGCAATTTCACCTTTTAATTTAAGTGTTAATGCTTCCATAATTCCGTCTGTATAATTTGCCATTCTTATCTCCCAAAGAGTTTTCTTCTTTTAAACTCTGTTATAGTATTTATTAAATCCTCAGTCCAATTATCACGTTTTTCGATAAATATTTGAGGTTCTACATCTCCTGCAATGGCCACCACTAATTGAGTTATTGGTTGACCTGTTCTTTCTTCCCACATAATAGCATAAGCTGCCGCTTGCATAAAGTAATTTGATATCCATTCTTTTTTCTTATATTTTGCTGAAGTTTTCCAGTCTATAATACTTATCTTATTATCCCATACTCCAACACAATCTACTGTTCCAGCTACACCTAAATGCTTTGAATACATTCTTTTTTCAGTAGCATAAACCTTTGTTAAATTCTTTTCTATAATAGGTTTAATATCTCTAAAGTTTGATTGAGCTATTAAACTTGGATTTGGTGCACCTGCTGCATTTAATACAAATGCTTCTAACATATCATGTACTTCGTTACCTCTTGATGAAGCATTTCTAGAAATTCTATTTGCTTCTTCTTCACCAACTTTAGCTCTCCATTTTTGAATGCTTTCTTCACTTAATATTGATAGTACATTTGTAATGCTATAATACTTATCTCCATCTGGATCAGTATAGTATCTTCCGCCTGGTCCACCATTTACTTGTTCTAATCCGTATGGTGTGTTATTTAATTCTGATATATCAAACATTATGCTATCATCATGCAATTTACCCATGTCTCTGGTTCATATAACCATGGTTCACAAAGTTCCCATTGATCAATTGGTTCTGATGGTATTTCTATTTCTTCTTCACACATATATGTTCCATCTTTATCATTATAGCATAATCCATCTATAATTTCAATAGATGAACAGCTTGATGTGAATAGTAATATTGATAAAATAATTATAATTTGAACTATTACTAAATTGTGTAGTATTCTCATTTTGTTCTTACATTGTCCCGCAATCTTGGTGGCATTCCACTTTTAATTCTATCTTGGACTTCCTTCCATCCATCACCAGCTTTATTAAGCATAGAACCTTCTTTACCTCGAATCATATTCGATGTTCCAATTTGTTGCTGTAGATCTGGATTATCTTCCTTAAATTTGTCTAATTCTTTCCAACTCATAGTGTATTCGGCAATTTCACCCGTCTTTAAGTTTTTAAAATCATATCTTGGCATTAAACCACTCCGGTTGTTGGCGTTTTGTCCACACCATTTTAAATCGTTCTTGTTTTGTTTCGTAGAAATTTCTATAAGATTCTATTGGATCTTCAGTTATACATTCAGGAAATGCTGCCATTGCTAATTTGAATGGAGTCATTTTTTTAACTGGTATATTATCAGGAATTCTAGCTAAAGCATCTGCTAAATATTTTTCAGTAGAATGTACTTTTCCATAACGATATGTGTATTCCTTACATAGTGCCATAAAATGAACATAATGCCATCTATAATTGTGCATTGATTCTCTTGTCCATACAGTTGATGGATGATTAAAATGACATGCTTTATATAACAACTCTTCTCTTTCGTCGTCTAGTTTCCAATATTGCAACATAGATCCTGACTTTGATGGTCTACGTTCCATAGTTCCATCGAGCATACGATGGACTGTTGAAAGCATTTGTCCTGATTCCACTATCATTTTTACGACGTGTTTGTCGCACTGCATTTGAGCAGCTTTCACGGGATCATTATCTAAAATAAAAATATTCATAATATATATTATACCACATTTTTGGTAAAAAGTACACCCCTACCTGCAGATAGGGGTTTACTCGTAAATTCTTTGGCGTGTCCTCCTTATTAATAATTGATTAAAAAATACCAATCACAAAATAGTCTTGATCACCTCCTTAGTCTTCAGTTTTCTCCTTGACAGCTACTTTTTTCTCACTTTTTTTAACTGTCTCCTTTGCTTGGATAAGAGTGGGCCATGTAGTTCTGATTAACTTTTCAGTTACGCCTTTATATTTGCCTGCTAATTTCTTATCCTTCATAGCAATAACTAGTTCAGCTTCACTTGGATGTAATGATTCCAATATGGAGATGAACAATTGTTCTCGTTTAACAGCAGTCATAGCTTCGCCTTTTCCGCCTTTAACGAAATATCCAAACCTTCTTTGCTGTTTATATAAATTTGAAGGTTCATACCCCTTTGGAGCATCATCCTTTCTATATGGAGGTTCACCTTTAGGTAGATTCCATTGAACAGAATCGTCAAAAGCACCTCTTAAAATTGTTATTAATGGAACTGAATAGTTCGCTTTTAGGAACTCAGAACGTTCCTCTTGTGATTCACACTTGGCAGCTAGCTCAAGTATTTCTGATATCATTTTCTTTTTAGCCATTGTAAAATTCCTCTACGCTTTCAATCAAATTATTGCATCTTTTCTTGATTAGATAATTTAAAACCCGCATCTTCATCGCTGGTTTTTGGTTTATATAGTTATCTATAATAGTTTCAACCTTATCCGAAGGGATTTCGTGTAAATCTATTAAAGTTTTATTCCTTTGAAAATTACGATATTCTTCTGAAGTCATAACTTCTTGCAATTTATCTGAATTTTCAAGCCAATGATCGATTTTCTTTTGTGTCATTGGGGATTGTCTTACTTCATCTACGAAGACATTATCACCTGATAATACATTAGGAATACCATCACTTTTATCACCTCGACATATATGTTCAAATAAGAACTTTCGAGGATTCGAATCGGAAACAGTTTTCTTTTGAATAGGAGAAAACTGTTTCACATTTGAATATTTTTGTAATTGAACAAAATCTTTATCTGAAGATATAATCATTACTGGTTCATTCTTACCAAATTCTTGAGTATCTATTGCTAATGCACCTATCATATCATCAGCTTCAAAACCTTCCATATGCATTACTTTATATGGAAGATATTCTCTAATTTCTTCTCTTACAAGATTTAAAACTCTAAATATTTCAGTCCAATCTTGATCCGAATTGTCTCTATTCTTTTTACGATGTTGTTTATATTGTGGATAATATTCCTTTCTCCACGTATTAAAACCATCAGCACATATAACCATTTGGCCATATTCATCTCTATATTTCTTATTGTACATACGAATACTATTTAGTATCATATGTCTTATAAGTGCTTCATCTCCTAGTTTTTGTATTATTATGTTTGATAAAGCAATTTGATTATAATCAAGTAATATCATCTTCTTCAGTTTCATCCTTTATAATTAAATTGTCGAAATCTATTTCTTCACCGTCATCTGCATGGTATTCTAATATTTTTAATTTAGCATATAATTCAGTTAAATCATCTTGCAATATATGTTTTTGATCTTGACTACGCATAAACACAGAAACTAATAAATTCAATATAACGAACATATCTTTATATTCGTCTGATTTTAGCACATTCATATCAAATGCGCTATCATAATGTTCTATTGCAGCTTCATCTATAAGAGTTAAGCAAAATCTAGCCAATGAGATACAATCTTCATGTATGTTTAATTCTTCTAAATATTCTTCAGATTCGAACAATTGATCTCTTGCAATCTGTTGTTGCCTGAGCTTAGTAGGAAATTGTATTATGTTACTTTTCGACATAGGGTATATTATACCATATTTTTACTCTTTTGTACATGCTTTTCTTTTAGATATTTGACAGAATTTCCACCAATACGAACATTGATAATGCCATTGTAGTAATCCTCACGAAGTAATACATCTTCTTCGAACTGAACCTTTGCTTCCAAATAAGCACATTCACCCTTAGTTTTACAAAGAATAAGAATCTCGCGACAGAAAGCTTCAGCTCCCATCGTTTCAATGTCCTCCAGAAGGTTTTTACTACTTCCGTAATACTTTCTCCAATCACTTTCTACTAATAGTTTCTTTCTTCGTTTTCTTGTTTTTGTAATTGGTAAGGTCTTTTTACTCCAAAAGAACTTCTTACCGATGTATTTCATTCCGTTGAATCGATTTGTTATCTTATAAACAAATCCATAATATACGTCAGAATTAAAATCTGTCGGTGGCTCCCATATTCTGCCTAAATGTGTCCAATCCATATATGTATTTATACATCTTCTTCATCGTCTATTTCTTCTTTAGGTTCTCCAAACCCACAGAATGGGCAAAAACATGGTTCGGGTATTAACATATCATCATCCTCTTGTATGGAAATTTCAGATTCCATATAACATTCAGGACATGAAAAGTTAAAAATCACCTTTCGTTCCAGTCAGTGTTGTGCCACTCTTCTAGTTGTTGATATCCTCCAATAGATTCACCATCAATTTTAATTTGTGGAAATGTTCTTGCTCCTGGAAATTGTTCAAACAATTCTTCTCTCGTAAAATCAACATCAAGTTGTTTATATACATATTCGTAATTGTTTTGTTGACATAAAGCTTTTGCTTTATCACAGAACGGACATACCGGTTTTCCATATATTTCTATCATTTAAATAATACTCCTATTATCGACATCGATACACCCATAAAACCTAATACTACTATTTGAACAATGCTCATAATAAATACTTGCTTCATCGGATGTACTTCTACTACTTTCTCTATCCAATCTTCGCTCGGAGAAAGATTGGCTGCTTGAAGGATTTTCTTTTCTGTTTCTTTTTTCATAAACTTAAATTAGATAAAGTTTTTTGATCCACATCTTGTTTTACTCCACCAGAAACATACGAAGTTATTTCGGTTTCTTGAGGAGCTACTTGGACATTTCCTCCACCTATCCATTTTTCAGTCCATGGTAATGGATTAAGTTTTCCTACAGTATAAGGACATGGCATACCTAAAGCCCGCATTCTTTTGCAGCCTATCCATTCTACGTAGTCACTTAAAAGCTTTTCATTTAAACCAATCATAGAACCATCTTTGAATAAGTAATTAGCCCATTCTTTTTCTTGTTCAATAACCTTAACGAATAAATCTATTGATTCTTGTTCCAGTTGTTTTTGTATTTTAACAAAATCTGGATCTTCTTGTAATAGCTTTTTAATTAAAACTGTTGTTCCTGCAAGATGAGTATTTTCATCTCTTGCAATAAACTTAATAATTTTAGCATTGCCTTCCATTCTTTTAAGCTCAGCAAATGCCCATGAACATGCAAAAGAAACATAAAAACGTATTCCTTCTAAAGCATTAGCTGATAACATACACATCCATAATGCCTTCTTATGATCCATTTTATTTGTAGGACCATTATTGCAATCTATTAAATCATCATAATATTTTGCTATATCATTACCACATTCTAATATTTCTTTTATATCTAACATATTATCAAATACTTCAGATGGATTTGGATATATGTTTCTTATGATATGTGTATAAGATCTTGAATGTATTGTTTCAAAGAATGACCATGTTTCTATCCAATTTTCAACTTCAGGTAATGAAGCAATTGGTAAAAATGCCATATTTGGTGCTCTTCCTTGAACACTATCTAATAAGATTTGTCTTTTTAAGTTGCTTGTAAAGATATGTTTTTCGTGGTCTGTAAGTTGATCAAAATCCTTTTTATCTTTCGAAACATCTACTTCTTCTGGTCTCCAAAAGAATCCTAATTGTTTCTCTGTAATCTTATCTATTTGAGGATAT